TTCCTGACGGCGCGGATGTTGTGCTTGGTTTGGATGGTTCGTTCTCTGGTGACTCTACGGCGTTGATTGCGGTGGAGATTGGCGAGTTCCCGCATGTGACTGTTGCGGGTCATTGGGAGAAACCACCGACGGTGAGTGAATGGCGTGTGCCGATCCTTGACGTTGAGGACGCTATTCGTACTGCGTGTCTGCGTTGGCGGGTGCGTGAGATTACGGCGGATCCGCATTTGTGGTCGCGGTCGCTTGAGGTGTTGGCGGATGAGAATCTTCCGGTTACGGAGTTCCCTCAGAGCGCAGCGCGTATGACTCCCGCGACGAAACGGTTCACGGATATGGTGTTGACTCGCCGGTTGACGCATGACGGTAACCCGGCACTAACGCGTCACGTTAGTAACGCTTATCTGAAAACGGATTCACGCGGTACAAGGATTGTGAAGGAAACGCGTCACAGTGCGCGGCGTATTGACCTTGCCGTTGCGGGGATCATGGCGGTGGAACGTGCCGTGAATCAATCACCGGAGCAGGCGCAACCTGTTCCGCAGTTCTTTGCTTAGGGAGAAGCCATGGCGACGGTGTTTCAACTTACCGGTTTGATTGCGATCACGACCGGTGCTGCGCTGATCGCACCCGCTGCCGGTTTCATTGTCGGTGGTGTTTTGTTGACCATGTTCGGAGTTGCATTGGAGCGTGCACGCGGTGCTGAATAATTTGTTTACGCCTCCGGAGCGTCGCGCTATCACGTTTCAAAAACTCTTTGAGATTGGTGACCCGTCGCTGACCGGTGGCACGCGTAGCGGCGTGAACATCACGCAAGACAACGCCATTCGTATTACGCCGGTTTTCGCTGCGGTCCGTTTGATCGCGGACAGTATCTCTACCCTGCCGGTTGACGCGTTCTACCGCGCAGGGAGTGAACGTCGCGCCTTCCGTCCTAAGCCGGTGTGGGTCGATAACCCCGAACCGGACCGGAACACTTCACGCACCGATCACTACCAAATGATGATTTTCTCGCTGCTGGTGCATGGCGAATCGTTCACCCGCAAGTTGTTCAATCAGCGCGGCGACATCATCGCGTTGCACATCATTGATCCGCGCCGAATCAAGGTACGTCGGGATTCTGATGGTCGCATTGAATACGTGGTGGATGAGGGTAAGACGATTCTCACTGAAGATGAGATTGTGCATATCACGGATCTGCGTTTGCCGGGTGCGTTGCATGGCACTAGCCGTATCAGTGAGTTGAAGGAAACTCTAGGCATCGCTAAGGCTCTTGAGGATTATTCGGCGGCGTTTTTCGGTTCTGGTTCTAGCGCGGCGGGTGTCATTGAGATTCCCGGTGAGATCACTGCGGAGCAGGCTAAGGCCATTCAGGACGGTTGGGAAAAAGGTCACAAGGGTTTACGGAAGGCGCATCGTCCCGGTGTCTTGTCCGGTGGCGCGAAGTTCAACAGCACGACTATCGCTCCGAACGATTCACAACTGATTGAGGAACAACAGTTTGTTGTTGAGCAGGTTGCGCGTATGTTTCGCATTCCGGTCCACATGTTGCAGAGTACGCAACAGGGAGCAATGTCGTATGCGAGCGTTGAGGAATCGTCGCGGCAGTTCGTCACGTACACGTTATTGCCGATGATCCAGAAAATTGAGAACGCGTATTCCATGATGCTCACGGGTGATGCGTTCTTGAAGTTCAACGTTGATGGTTTGCTACGCGCCAACCTCCAAGACCGATATACCTCCTATTCGCAGGCGATTCAAGGCGGATGGTTGTCGATCAATGACATTCACCGGTTGGAGGATCTGGATCGTGTTGAGGGTGGCGATCAGTACCGCGTTGCGCTCGCTAACGTGAACCTTGGTGCGGCGAACATTGTTGAACTTGAAAAGCGCGTGGATATGGTTGCGCGTCTTGTGCAGGTTGGCTATTCCCCATCGGCTGCGGCTGAGGCGGTTGGATTGCCTGCTATTGATCACACCGGTTTGCCGTCTGTTCAGTTGCAGAACGCGACGCAGGCTGCGGAGTCCCCGGCGAACATTCAAGACGCGTACAATGCTCGTAGCATGGATCCGTCGGAGTTCGCTGATGTTATCCGGTCCACGATTGATTCCCTCCCGGCTCCTGTCGTGAATGTTCAGTTGCCGGACGGTAAGACGCGGAAGATTGAACGGGACGCGGACGGGAACATCTCTAGGATTGTTGAGGAATAATGGCGGGTCTAGTTGCGGCGGGTTTGAACGCTCAGGTTTCCGGTCTTACTGCGGTTGCGGTTTATGCGAGTTTGCACACGGCTGACCCTTCCACGGGTGGAACAAGCGAGGTCACGGGTGGTTCGTACACGCGTGAATCTATTTCGTGGGGTGCGGCATCTAGCGGCACGGCTACGTCGGATGCGGATATTGTGTTTGATGTTCCCGGTTCTACGACGATCACGCATCTTGGTTATTGGTCTGCGGTGTCAGGTGGGACGTTCTATGGTTCTCGCGCTTTGGACACGGAGCAGACGTACGCCACGGACGGCACGTACACGATTAGTTCAGGGAACTTGTCTGAGTCTGTGAGTTAGTTGTGGCGGGTCTGTTCACCCTTGATTCGGAGTCTTTGGGTGTTCTGGATTCGAATGCGCTTGGTGGTTTCGGGACCGGGTTTGTTGTTGGTTCTGTAACTAGCGCGGGTTCCGTTTCCGGTTCGGTCGGTCTTGAGGGTTCCGCGTCTGGCACGCAATCCTCGTCGGGTTCGGTGACGGGTCGGGAGAACAACACCGGCACAGTTACCGGGTTTGCTACGTCTGCCGGGTCTGTAACGGGTCGTATAGCGGTTGTCGCGGTCGTGGACGGCACAACGGTCACGACCGGTGCGGTTACGGGTGCGCCGGGTCTTAGTGGCTCTGTGACCGGTTCAGGGGTTTCGGCTGGTTCCGTGACGGGAACGAAACCAACTCCCCCGACTCCCCCTGCTCCGCAACCTACGGAGTCCGGTGGCGCACGCTGGTGGTATTGGCCTGCACCGAAAATTGTCCGCAACGGTCGCACACGGTACGGCCGCAACCGGTCACGCGGCACAGTAACCGGCGCGGTTGCGTACACGGGATCCGTTGGCGGGACGCAACAAACACAAAACGTTCTCACGGGTTTTGCGCATATCGTGTTGCCGGTATTTATAGCCGCGCCGAATAGCCGTAAGCAACGACGGCAGGCAGAGGAAGAATTACTTATGTGGTTGGTGGACTGATGATAACTAGCGGTCAAGTCACGGTTGGCGCAGTTGCACCCATTCAAATTGATGGAAATAGTGTCCAATGGACACGGCTAACAATTCACAACAATGACAACACCAAAGTGCTTTATCTCGGAGGATCTACCGTTTCAACAACAAGTGGGTTGCAGTTGTTGAAAGAGGAAACGATCCAAATTGATCTAGCACCTAATGAGTCGTTGTATGCGATCAGCGCGAGTGGTGCGCATGTTATTTCGTTCCTGCGTCAAACATTGGTGTAGATATGCCGTATTTCATAACTGATCAGTCTGAGTGTCCCGCGTGGGCTGTCGTAAAAGAGGACGGCGAAGTTGTGGCGTGCCATGATACGAAGCAATCCGCCATTGATCAGATGGTTGCGTTGAGTATTGCGGAGGATATGGAGCCGGGTGGCGAGCGTGTCACGAACGCTGTCACCGCTGTTATCACGGACATTGATGGAACGATCATTGAGCGTGGTACGCGTCCGATTCGTGATGTGATTGATTACATCAATGGCTTGCCGGGTGACTTGTTTGTGATCACGGGTCGTGAGGAACGGCAACGCGGCACGACTATGACTACGTTGAGTAATGCGGGTTTGCGTTCGTTTATGTTGTTGATGCGTCCGGATGAGTCCGTTGATCAGGTGAGTTTCAAGGCGGGTGAAGCGGAACGCATTGCGGAGACTTACCGTATTACGCATGTGTTTGAGAATGATGGTGCGGCGCGTGCCGCCTATTCTGATCTTGGTTTGACGGTGATTGATCCCGGCGATTTTGAGCAGCGTGCGGAACCGGGTGAACTTTCTGAAAGCGATTTCGTGGAATGGGATTCGTCGGGTGGCATGGCTCGCGGCCAGATCGAACACATTATGACGGAAGGCACGCTAGGCATTCCTGATAGTGAGTTCAGTATCAACGCGAGCGAGGATGACCCTGCTGCCTTGATTCGTATTTTTACCGCGTCGGGTGATGGGTTTTTACCAACGGAAACGTTGGTGGGTCACCGGTTCAGTACCCTGACGAAGATTGATCCTTTGCAGCCTCCGTCGGAGGATCGTGCGGAGAACATTCCGCAATACATTCGTGACGCGGCGGAACGTGGTCTTGAGTTGAACCGTGAGGGTTATGGCGGTGACGGGTTGACAGAAGGAACACTTCGCGAGGCTCGCGCTATGGCTCGTGGTGAAATGTCGGATGACAAGGTTGTCCGTGCTAACGCGTGGGGTGCGCGGCACGCGGTTGATTTGGATGCACCGAAGAACAGTGATCCTGAACACCCTGAGTGGCCGGGTGCAGGTGCAGTGGCGCATTACTTGTGGGGTATTGACCCGCTGGATCCCGGTCCGGCGCGGCGTTGGTTGGAACGTGAAGTTGAACGCATCCGTGACGAAAGGACAGAGATGCAGCACACAGAGATCCGCACCCTTGACACGGAGTTGCGTGCGGTGGATGAGTCGTCTAACGGTATGTCGTTTGGTGGGTATGCGTGGCGTTACAATGAGCCTTCGTTGCCGTTGCCGTTTACGGAGCGAATTGCGGCGGGTGCGTTCACTCGCACGTTGAAGTCACGCAACGATATCCGTGCCTACTACAACCACAATGATGAAATGTTATTGGGTTCGACTCGCGCTAAGACTCTCCGCATTGAGGATCGTGCGGACGGCGGTTATGTGGAGATTGATCTTCCGGATACGGAACTTGGACGTTCGACCGCGTATCACATTCGCCGGGGTGACATTACGGGTATGTCTTTTGGTTTCTCTACTGTCGCTGATGAATGGTCGCAGGACGGCAACGAGCGCACCCTGAACGAAGTGCGGTTGCATGAAGTCTCTGTGGTATCTGGTGTCCCGGCGTATCCCACGACGACTGCTAGTGTCCGTAACTTGAAGGTGATTGCGCACCGCACCGAAATGGATGCGGACGTTCTCGCGGACGCTATGAACGCGTTGCAGGCTGGTGAACTTGACGACGATCAGGCGAACATCCTGCGCACGGTCGTGGATCGCATGACCGGCAAAGATTCGGACCCGGAACCAACTGTTCCGTTGTCCGTGTTGCAAAAGCAAATGGATTTGCTTTCTAAGGCTTTCTAGATTGTCGTCACTACGGAGCCGTAGGACGATGCCGCACGCGGAGCCGCTGCGGGTTTGCAAGTAAACAAAACAACTATCAAGAGAGGTATTCCAATCATGGAGTATTTGAAGCGTCAGGTTGAGGCTCGCCAGCAGGCGTGGCACGCAGCCAAGACTCTGCTTGATTCTGCGGCGGCTGAGGCGCGTGACCTTACCGCTGAGGAACAAGAGCAGTATGACCGCATCAACGCTGATATTGATGCACGTACGCAGCGCATTGAGGATCTGCAATCCGCAGAGGCTCGCGCCAAGGACATTGAAGCGTCGCTCGTTGACGCACCTGAGGTTCGTGAGGCTGCGAAGGTTCGCACCGAATCGGATTTTGATATGGTCCGCGCTCTGGTCGCAGGTGACATTCGTTCATACACGTTCGAGCGTCGCGACCTGAACACCTCCGACGATTCGGCTATCGTGCCGCAATCGTTCTACGATGTCATTCAGGAGAAGTTGGTCACCGTTGGTCCGATGCTGGACGGCGGGATCGTCACTCTCCTGAACACCGCTTCGGGTGAGGACATCAAGGTTCCGGTTGAGTCAACTCGTCCGGCTGCTACCGCTATTAATGAGGCTACGTCGATCACTCCGCTGGATCCGACGTTCAGCAGCATCACCTTGAAGTCGCAGAAGGTTGCAGTGCTGACCAAGGTTAGCCGCGAACTGCTCACCGATTCCGGTATCGATGTTGTGTCCTACCTTGGACGCACCCTCGGCACTTCGGTAGGTGTGAAGGTGAACAACCTGCTTACCGTCGGAACGGGAACCGTTGAGGCTAACGGTGTGGTTACGGCTGCGGGTTCGGGTATCACCGGTGGAACCGGCGTGTCCGGCGCGTTCACCGCTGACAACCTGATTGACCTCGCGCACGCTGTTGACGGTGCATACGTCCGCCTTGGTGGTGCGTACATGATGCGTCGCGCTTCCATGGGTTCGCTGCGCAAGTTGAAGGACAACGCAGGTCAGTACCTCTACATGCCTGCGGCAACCGTTGGAACTCCCGACACCTTTGCTGGTTACCCGATTGTTGAGAACCCCGATGTTCCCGCAATCGCTACCGGTGCTAAGTCGGCTCTGTTCGGTTGGCATGGTTCGTACCACGTTCGTCAGGTCGGCGGCATTGAGGTCGCTCGCTCTGATGATGCCTACTTCGCATCTGACGAAGTTGGTTTCCGTGTGACCATGCGGATTTGGGGTGACCTTGGACAGTCTGAGGCCGTGAAGTATTTCATTGGCAACGCGTCCTAGTAACCTCTAGCGTGACCGGGAGGGTAGTCGGAGGCAGGACCGGCTACCCTCCCTCCTGCCTAAACCTGCCAACGGAGGAACCTAATGAACCGCTCAGAGAAGCGGCGTAGAAACCGCAACGGTGTTGCACCTATCGCAGGCTTGTGGGTGAGCAACGCAGCATGGTCGCAAACGGGATACGGAACGCAAACAAAGCAAGTCGTGTCCCGCATGATTAAAGACGGTCATCCCGTCGCGGTCGCGGCGAACTATGGTCTTGAGGCAACGATGAGCGCGTGGGAAGGCATTGAGCATTTCCCTCGCGGATTCGACCCGTATTCCAACGATATGGTTCACCCGTATTTCGTGGATTGGTCGAAGCAGCATCCAGATCACCGGCACACGGTTTTCACCCTCTACGATGTTTGGGTGTTCACGCATCCGCGTTGGGATGAGATGTCTACCGTGTCGTGGGTTCCGGTTGATCACATGCCGATCCCTGACAAGGTGGCGGCGTTCATCAGTAAACCGAATGTGCGTCCCGTGGCTATGAGTAAGTACGGCGCGGGTTTGATGCAGCGGCTTGGCATTGACCACGACTACATTCCGCATGGCATTGAAACGTCAATCATGAAACCAACACCTCAGGTGTCTGACGATGTGGGGAACACGCGTACGGGTCGGGAACTGATGCAGGTGGATTCGGATCAGTTCGTGGTTGGGATTGTGAACGCGAACAAGGGAACGGCTCCGGTGCGTAAGGCGTTCGGGGAACAGTTGCTTGCGTTCTCCATTTTCGCGGAACGCCACGATGACGCGGTGTTGTATATGCACACGGAGCGTTTCGGTGGCATGGGTGGTATTCCGCTGGATCCGTTGATCAAGGCGTGCGGGTTGGATGATTCGCGGGTGAAGTTCGTGAATCAGTATCAGAACCGCATTGGCATGAGTGATGAAGTGTTGGCCGCGATCTATACGGGTATGGATGTGTTGCTCGCTCCGACGCTTGGTGAGGGATTCGGTATTACGGTTGCGGATGCGCAGGCGTGCGAGACACCCGTGATTGTGAATGACTTTTCCGCGCAACCGGAGTTGGTCGGTGACGGATGGAAGGTACGCGGTCAACCATTGTGGGATGCGTCGCAGAACGCGTGGTTCAACACTCCTGCCGTGGAAGATATTGTGAATGCTCTTGAGCAGGCGTACGAACGCAAGGGTGAGAAGTCACCGCAGGCACGTAAGTTCATTGTCGATAATTACGACGCGGACAAAGTGTATGCGGATATGTGGCGACCGTTGCTAGAAGATTTGCCGTGATGCCGGTATGATCAGTAATGATGCGGGTTCTATACCCGTGATGATTGTGCCGATTCTTGCGGGTCCGGATTTACTGTATCGCATGGCCGGGTCTATTGATTTCCCGGTGAAGCGGCTTGTGGTCGTGGACAACGGCATGTGCGTGGATGCGGTGAAGTTGCGTGATTCTGCGTCTAGTGTCGTGAGTGGTATTACGGTGATACCGATTCCGAATAATCTTGGTGTGGCTGGTTCGTGGAATCTTGGTATCAAGGCGACTGCGCTTAGTGATTGGTGGCTCATCGCTAACTTTGATGCGCACTTCCCTGCGGGAAGCCTTCAAAGATTCGCTGAGACGGTCACTGACGGGGTTTTGTCCCTATCGGGTGGTGCGCCTCCGTGGTGCGCGTTTGGCCTGCCTGCGTCCGTTGTAGAGCGTGTCGGGTTGTTTGATGAGAAGATCCACCCCGCGTATTACGAGGATGATGACTATATGACCCGGTGTCGGGAGTTCGGCGTACCGGTAATGTTCACTGATATATCAGTGCATCACGACAACAGTTCCACCCTGAAACACGGCTACGACCGGCGCAACGCGGAAACGTTCGAAGATAACCGGCGATACGTGCAACGCAAACACAGTATGCAAGAGTTCGGGGACGGTGGTTATTCCCTGCGACGCAGACGGAACCTGTCATGGGATTGACGGACTATCGTGGGATTCATGCCGGTGAAACGGCGTGGGTCATCGGATCCGGTTCTAGCCTGAACCACATTGACGCAAGTTTCTTTGACGACAAGTTATGCGTGTGCGTCAATTTTTCCGGAGTGAGCAAAGGACTACAACGGTTCTATTCGGTGTCCCATCACCACAATGATGCGGATCAGATAGCGCAGATGCGTCCAGATTTGACGGTGTTTACGACAGAGGTTGAACAGTTACCGTCGGAGGACAGGAGTGCGCATCCGGCGCGTGAACCGAACGTGATCAAGTGTCCGACGATTGATCAACGCTATGCGGCTTTCAATCCGTTTGATCATTGGCCTGAGGATCCGGATACGTTGATTGTTGGTCCGTCTAGTGTGCACATGACTATGCACCTTGCGGCGTATATGGGTGCTGCGCATATCGTCATGGTTGGCGCGGATTGCGGAGAGTTCGACGGCGCGTCACGGGTCACGGACTATGAACACCCTGACGGTTTGTTGCATTTCGATGTGTGGAGGAACGCACTTGAATCTATGGCGGGAAAACTTCGGTCGCTCGGTGTCAGCGTGCATAGCATCAATCCGTGGGTCACTCCCACGTTGGAGGGACACAAGTACCGCAGCGGCAGCCTGCATATCAACTGATGACATTGTGATGCGGGAGATTGAACGCGCCGTGGACAACATGATCCGGCGTGGTGACATTTCGGACGACAACATACGGCAAGCCGTGCATGAGATAACGGATCTTTATTACGGAAAGCGGGACGCACATGGCGATCACTAACGGCTATGCGACTCTAAGTCAGGTGAAAGCCGCAGCGCGGATCACGGACAACGTTGACGATGAGTTGCTGGAAACCGCCATTGAGTCGTCGTCCCGCATGATTGACGGTTACTGCGAACGCCGGTTCTACACCAACGGAACTGAGACACGGTACTTCGCGGCCACCAATGCTTACTTCGTGGACGTTGACGATATCGCCGGAACCGCGATCACAGTAGAAACGTCCGCCGGTCTTGACGGCATCTACGATGAAACATGGACCGCGACGGATTACCAACTTGAGCCGTTGAACCGCACGAACGCTGGTCTTGATTTCCCGATCACGCGGCTACGTGCCGTCGGTGATTACTTGTTCCCCGTGGATGTGGTCGCCAACGAAACCGGCGTGAAGATCACGGGAGTGTTCGGATTCGCTACCGCTGTTCCGGCTGCGGTGAAGCAAGCAACAATCCTCGCGAGCCTGCGGCAGTATCAGCGTTATTCGTCTGCGCTTGGCGTCGCCGGGTTTGGGGATATGGGTGCGGTGCGGGTGGCTCGCATTGATCCTGATATTCAGTCAATGCTTATGCCGTTCCGCAAGGTCACGCATGGTGTCGCCTGATGCCTACCCTCAGTGAGATCCGTACAGGGATCGCAACGAACCTTGGAACGATCAGCGGTCTGCGTACTTCTGCGTATGTGCCGGACGAACCGAAGCCACCTATCGCAATCATCTTCCCTGAGAACGTGAGTTTTGATACCGCGTTCGGTCGCGGTCTGGATACCTACGCGTTCACTATTCAATTGATCGTGTCAAAGATTTCTGATCGGAACGCGCAATCTAATCTTGACGGGTATTGCAATCCGTCCGGAGCGAGCAGCGTCAAAGCCGCTGTTGAATCTGATAAGACTCTCGGAGGTCTAGTCCAAGACCTACGAGTAACGGAAGCACGGGACTACCGCGCTGCCACCATCAATGAGAACACCTATCTAACCGTGACGTTTGCGGTTACTGTTTATGCGTAAGGAGCATCATGGCTAAGTTCGTGCTGACCGATCCGGTTATTGTTTTCGCCGGTTCAACCATCACTTCGTCATGCGCAAGCGTGACAATCAATCTTTCCGCTGACGATGTGGAGACAACCGCGTTCGGCGCGGCTGGCGGCTACCGCACTCGTATCGGCGGTTTGAAGTCCGGCACAGTTGATTTCGAAATGCACTCTGATTTTGGTGCGTCTGGTATTGATTCGTTGTTCTTCCCGAACCTTGGCGGGACCGTTGCGGTTACCGTGAAGCCGGGTGGAACCGCTGCCACTTCCGCTACTAACCCTGATTACCAATTTGATGTGCTGGTCACGGAGTATTCTCCGGTGGATGGTGCTGTTGGCGATCTTGCTACCACTTCGGTGAGCCTGCCGATCACCGGTGAGGTCACTAAGGCTACCGCCTAACTTCGTTCCTAGATAGGAGTTCCTGCCATGAAGATGAACCTTCGCGTACAGTATGACGACGGATCCACCGCTGATGCGGTTGTGTCAGCGGTGGATCTTGTCGCGTTCGAAGGCAAGTTCAATAAGTCCGTAGCGAAGTTCCAGCAAGAGTTCATGCTGACTGATATTTATTGGTTGGCGTGGCATTCGTTGCACCGCGCAGATAAGTCCATTGGGGAGTTTGAACAGTGGCTTGAAGCGCGGGATCCGGAAGTTGTATTCAGTGATGAGGATAATGATGTTGTCCCTTTGGAGAACAGTCAGTAACTTTTCACATTGTGCACCTTGCGTATGAATTTGGATTGGCTCCGTCTGCCATTTTGGCTGAGTCGGATCGAACTATTGTGACGATGCAACGGTATTTGCGTTGGCGTAATTATCAGGAACGCAAGGGGTCTAAGTAGATGCGCGTTGAAACTAAGGGTTTCCGTAATACGCTAAGTGCGTTGAAGGATCTGGATCCTGAGGTAAACAAAGACGTTACTAAGACTCTACGGCAATCCGCTAACAGGTTACGCAGCGAAGCACAAGACCTTGTTGACAACACGGGGTTGTCCGGTTGGAAGGGTTGGCGTGGTGGTTACGACGCTGACGGCATTCGTTCCGGAATCAAAGTCACAACGGCGAAACGTAGGAAACGTGGAACCGCTGTCGGCAATGTCATCGGTGTGCAGAACACGACTGCCGCTGGTGTTATTTGGGAACTAGCCGGACGCAAGTCCGATGGTGCATCACCGCGACCCGGCATCAATCCTAAGACGGGTTGGACGTACGGCAACGGTGTCGGTTTTGTTGCGGCGATCCGACGCAAGTCCGGTAAGCGTGCATCTCGCACGGTGTGGGGTGCGCATGATTCACCTCAGGATTGGTCGGTTGAATCAGAACGCGAAACATTGATTGCTGCTGTTGATAAGGCTTGCAAGGCTACTCAGGCAAAGTTGGAGGGATTAGGTGGCTAGGAACCCCGCTGTCCTCGTCTCTCTGATTTCAGATTGGGACGGACGCGATCTACAAAAAGGCATTCGCGAACTAGAGAAGGCACGTAAAGCCACTCAGACAATGAGTGACAAAATGTCTGCCTTCGGTTCGAAGATGCAGGACGTTGGGAAGTCCGTCAGTAAAGTTGGCGGGAATCTTACGAAGTCAGTAACGCTACCGCTTGTTGGTATCGGTGCTGCCGCTACCGCTATGGCGGTTGACTTCGATTCGTCTATGACGAAGATGGTCAGCCTTGTTGGATTGTCCCGTGACGAAGTTGACGGGATGCGCGGTGACATTATTGATATGGCATCGCAGTTCGGCAAGTCCGCTGGTGAAGCGGCTGATGCTATGTTCTTTATTACGTCCGCTGGTTTGCGTGGCAGCGACGCGATGGAAACCCTTGAAGCGTCTTTGAAGGGTGCGGCCATTGGTCTAGGCGATGTGCAAACCATCGCTGATCTAGCCACTTCCGCCATGAACGCTTACGGCGCGGAGAATCTTAGCGCGACTAAGGCAACATCTGTTCTGCGTACTGCCGTTGAGCAAGGCAAGTTGGAATCTTCCGCGCTCGCTGGTGCTATGGGTGCAGTGCTGCCGTTGTCGTCGGCGTTGGGTATCAGTTTCGATCAAGCCGCTGCGGCCATGGCTGCTATGTCTCGCACGGGTACGGATGCGGCTGCGGCTAGTACGCAACTGACAGCGATCATGGGTTCTCTTGTGAAGGAAACCCCGCAGGGTGCTAAGGCTCTGGCGAAGGTTGGTCTTTCGTATGAGGGGATCCGGAAACAAATCCGCGATGAGGGTTTGCTGTCGGCTCTGCAAAGCCTTGTAAAAGCGTTTGGTGATGACACCATCGCTACTGCTGAACTGTTCGGTAATAAGCGTGCGCTTGTCGGTGTCATGGACCTTATGGGTGCAGGCGCAGAAACCACGGCAGATATTTTCGGTGCGCTCGCTGCGACTACTGCGGACGACCTGAATCCGGCGTTTGAGGCGGCGGCGGAAACTACCGGCTTCAAACTGCAACAGGCGTTCTCCACTTTGAAGAATAGCCTGATTGAGTTCGGTGACATTATCGCTCCGTTTGTGGAGAAGTTTGCGGACCGTATCAAGACTCTTGGTGAAGCGTTCCAGAACCTTTCCCCGCAAATGAAAAACTTTGTTGTTACGGCTGCGGGTATTGCTGCGGCTATCGGTCCGGTGTTGTTGGTTGTCGGCAAGTTGATCAGCATGGGTGGAGTGTTGGTGACCGCGTTCGCGGGTATCACTGCTGCTGGCGCGATCCTTGCTATCAAGGTGGTTGCCGTTGTCGCGGCGATCGCTGCTGTTGCGATTGCGTTCAAGATGATGTGGGATCGTTCTGCCGCGTTGCGTAAAGCCGTGATGGTTCTTATTGAGACTGTAAAAAATATTGCATCAACTTTGTTGAATGATCTTGTTGGTGCAGTGCAGAATGTAATTGGTGATACAGAGGATCTGCGATCTATCTTTGATAAGGTGGCTAGATTCCTCGGTGATGTTCTCGCGGTAGCGGTTCAGGCTCTCACGCGGTATTGGAACCTGCTTGCTAATGGCCTGCGGGTAGTGATAAAGATTTATACGGCTGCGTTCAAAATAATTCAGATGGTCGCGAACTTGATTCGTGGCGCGGTCATCGCGGCAATAGATATTCTGTTGAACAAGTTGGGTCCGGTCAGCACGTACTTGCGGAACGTCGCAGAGGGTGCACGTAAGGCGTTCAGTTCTATTGCGAATATTGTTAGTTCCGCGTTCCGGAATGCGCTGGTCGCGGTGGAAAAGGGAATCAACCTTGCCATTGACGGCATCAATTTCCTGATTGATGCGTATAACAAACTTGCTGATGTTACGCCGGGTGTGGAACGGATGACGCGTCTTGCGTCGTTTGAGTTCAAGAACATGATGGGTAGCGCGTCTGGTGCGTCGGCTGCGGCTGATCATTTGACTAGCAACACTCAGTCACTTCGCTACTCGCAAGAGACGTTGATCAGTACGGCGCGGGATAGTTTCACTGCGATGCAGAATTTTGGCACGGCGGCGCAGGGAACCGGCGATCAGTTGGATGATCTTCGTGATGATACTGACAATGCATCCGATGGTGCGTCGAAGGCTAGTGAGGCGGCTGAGCGTTATACCGCTGCTCTTGAAACGATGAAGGGTCGTTTGGGTGAGTGGCGTAAGGGTCTGAAGAAAGATCTTGATGATGCGCGGGAAGAGTTCTTCGCGTTTGCGCGTGACGTTTCCCGTTCGATCATGGGTGCTATTGATTTGGGTGGCGCGGCTAAGGGTGCGAAGGAACGCGCAGCGGATATCGCGGCTGCGGAGAAAACCCTTGCGGATGCTCGCGCTGAGGCGGCTAAGGAGGGCGCGGGGGAATCGGCGCAGGCTAGCGTCTTGGCGGCGGAGGATGAGTTAGCGCGTGCGAAAATGGCCGGTGAAAAACTTGGCCTGACGTTCATGGAGGCGTTGCAAGCGCAGGCTGCTAAGGCGCGTGAGTTCGCTGGACAAATCCGCACGCTGATCAGTATGGGTATCAATAAGGATTCCCCGCTGATGCAGATGATCATTGGTGAGGGTGCTGAATCCGGTGGTGAGATTGCTGGCGAGTTGATCGCGGGTGGCGCGGAGGCAATCAATCAGGCCACTGATCTGCTGAACGCGGTGCAGAAGGAAGCCGACGATATCGGGTTGGAAGCGGCTGATCATTTCAAGGGTGCGGGTGTTGCTAGTGCGCACGCCACCGTTCTAGGGTTTGATGAGCAGTTCGGTCCCGGCGGTCCCGGTCGCAAGCAACTTATGAAGATCATGAATAAGTTGGCTAAGAAAATGGCGCGGCAAGCAGTCATTGACATTGAGGTGACGAAGAACGTCAACGAGGTTGTGACGCGGGTTGTGCAGGAGATCCGGTCACCGTTCGCGGGTGTTGAGGGTGCGGGTGCTACGGGTGCGATTGTTCGTCGTCCGACGGTGGCTCTGATTGGTGAGGCTGGTCCGGAAGCGTTGCTGCCGTTGAACCGCACGCGGGGTAACGCTCCGCTAAGTGACCTGCGTGGCGGCGGCGGTATCACTATCAACGTAAACGCTGGTATGGGTACGGACGGTGCGCAGGTCGGTAGGCAGATCGTTGATGCGTTGAAGCAGTACGAGAAACGGAACGGTCCTATCCCCGTGAAGGTGGCCTAATGGCTGCTCCGTCTGTTGAAGTGGTGTTCGCGTTCGATCAGGACGCGGGTGGTACTACTAACTTTTTCACGCTGGATGACGCGGTTGCCGGTAAGTTAGATAACACCACGTACACGCTTGGTGGGGATTTCTCGCTCGTTGATGTGACGCAGTACGTCCGTAACGTGTCGGTGTCGCGTGGCCGGTCCCGGTTGATTGACCGGGTGCAGTCCGGTTCAAGTAACATTGAGTTGGATAACCGGTCACGGTTGTTCGATCCTACGGCGGGAACTGCTGTCAGTCCGTACGCGAACAGTATTGTTCCGCGTAAGAACGTCACGGTGAAAGTCAATGACGAGCCGGTGTTCACGGGGTTAGTGGACGATTGGAACCTTGAGTTCCCGGCAAATCATGATTACACGACTACGGCGGTTTGCGCTGACGGGTTTGTGCAGTTGGCTCAGATCACGGTTGGTACTGCTACTCAGTCGGCTGAGTTGTCTGGTGCGCGTGTCGCGTCTGTGTTGACTGAGGCGGAGTGGCCTACGTCGAAGCGTGACATTGACGCGGGTGAGATAACGTTGCAGGCTGATGCTCCGTCCGCGAACACTAACGTGGTTGGGTATTTGCAGACGGTTAGTGATACTGAGTTCGGCGCGTTCTATATGTCGCGTGACGGGTTGGCGACGTTTCAGGATCGGCAGGCTACGCAGGATTTTACTAACCCTGTCGTGATCGGTGGGACGGGGATCCCGTTCGCGTCGGTTGAGGTGGATTACGGCACGGAGCAGTTGTATAACACTATTGAGTTGACGCGTAACAATGGTGGTACGGCTACCGCGTCGGATGCTACGTCGCAGACCACGTACGGAATCAACGAGTATTCCCGATCTGGTTTGTTGTTTGATGATGATACGGAGTTGCAGAGTCTCGCGGATTATTTGTTGTCTTTGTATAAGGATCCGGTGTTCCGCATCAGTCGGGTGAGTGTGTTCCTTGACGCGTTGACGGCTGAGCAACAGTCCGCTATTGCTGCGTTGGATATTACGTCCCCGGTTGAGGTGACGTTCACGCCAACGGTCGGATCCGCTATCACGCAGTATGCGACGGTAGACAAATTGGATTACCGTCTGACACCTGCGCGGAGTGAAGTTAGTTTATCGTTGTCGCAGGCGCAGCCGTCGTTCATTCTGTCGGATGCGGTGTTCGGTGAACTTGATGATGACCGGCTTGGGTTCTAGGAGGTAGCGCAGTGGCGGGACAGGGTTTCAAGACGTTCACGGCTGGTGATGTTTTGACGGCTGCTGATGTGCAGGGGTACATCATGGATCAGGCGTTCATGGTGTTTGCGGGTACTGCTGCGCGTGCGTCTGCTATCGCGTCCCCTAGCGAGGGGATGTTTACTTACTTGGCTGACACGGATTCTATCGAGTATTACGACGGATCAGATTGGACGGCGCTCTAATGGCTGCTGGTGGTTTCAAGACGTTCACGGCTGGCGATGTTCTCACCGCTGCTGACACTAATGATTATTTGATGCAGGGTGTGTTGGTGTTTGGTGGGACGGCGGCGCGTGCGTCTGCGATTCCTTCACCGGTTGAGGGTCAGGTGACGTTCCGCACTGATGAGGATGCGCTGGAGTTCTATGACGGGTCTGATTGGCAGGCGGTGTCTGGTGCGCTTGCTGGTGCTGCTATCTCTGACACTCCTACAGGTAACTACACCTCCGGTGGTGTGACGTATGACTATTGGGAGTTCGATGCGTCGTCGTCATTGTCGGTGTCGCAGGCGGGGTTGGCTGATGTGCTGGTCGTCGGGGGTGGCGGTTCAACTCAAAACGGCGTGGGGTCTGAGGGTTCCGGCGGCGGTGGTGCTGGTGGTCATCTGGAAGTCAGTAGTGCTTTTTTAACTGCTGGTGCACATACAGTCACCGTCGGGGCTGGTGGCGCATCGGGAGTGAATGGTAACGCTTCACGGCTTGGCGATTTCTATTACGGGGTTGGCGGTGGCTCTGGTGGTGCTTATTCCTACAACATCAACGCACAAATTGGCGGCAGCGGAGGCGGTGCTGCCGGATCAAGAACGGCTGGAGGTAGCGCACCGGGCCAAGGTAACGACGGCGGGGTTGGTTCAGGTATTTACAACAACGCTTTCGGCGGCGGTGGAGGTGCTGGTGCTGCTGGTCAGGCCGCACCTAGTACCTCTCAATCCGGTGCTGGTGGTGCTGGTTTAGCGTCAAGCATTACCGGAAGTAGCGTGACCCGCGCTGGCGGTGGTGGCGGTACTGGCTCTGCGACAGCCACCGCAGGAGCCGGTGGCTCTGGTGGCGGGGGTGCTGGTTCCGCAGGCACAGGCGCGGGGACTAACGGCACGGCTAATACGGGTGGCGGTGCTGGTGGAGGCTACAACACCGCTACGAGAGCGTCGGGCGGCAGCGGTAAGGTTGTTGTCCGTGTAGCGCGTCCTTACACCCCTGTCGCTGGATTCGCGAGCATCGGTAATACTGCTACGGGTTCGTATTCGTCGGGTGGTGCGACGTACTCGTACTACGAGTTCACTAGCAGCGACACTTTGACGGTGAATCAGGCTGGTTTCGTGGACCTGCTCGTCGTGTCGGGTGGGGGAGGTTCCGGTTCGGCTGGCTTAGCATCACGCGCAGGCGGCGGGGGTTCTGGTGGCGGTCACCTACTACTAACCTCATATTACTTACCTACAGGGACACTAACTGTCACGGTTGGCGGTGGTGGTGCTGCTGGCGTAGCAGGTCCGGGTGGTATTGGGACCGGATCAGCCGTAGGCGAATATTCCACAGGCGGCGGTGGCGGCGGTGGTGCTGCTGGTGGCAATACAGCAAAAGACGGCATTGGTGGCGGTGGCGGTGGTGACAACAGCGGCACGAAAGGCATATCAATAGATATCAAACGCGGTAATGACGGCGCAGTCGGTGGCGCAGCGGGAACAGGCGGCGGTGGCGGTGGAAGTAGTGCCGCTGGGACTGCACCTACAGGTGGCGCTGGTACATCGTCGAGCCTCAATAACACGGCTACTACCTATGCCGTGGGTGGTGATGGTGGCAGCGGCGGCGCTGGCGCATCGGTCGCAGGTACAGTCAATACAGGCAACGGCGCTAAGGGACCGGGTACGGCAGGTAACGGTGCTGCTGGTGGTTCCGGCATCGTAATCGTACGAGTACGCACAGCGTAAGGAAACATTCATGGGTATTCAGAAACTAGACGGAGGTCTGTAATGGCACACGCGGCACGCATCGAGGACGGCATCGTCCGTGAAGTGATCGTTGTCCCTGATGATCTTGGTGGCGACGAGAACGACGCAGCGGTGGAGGCGTACATCCACGGCATCGGCTTGCATGGCACTTATATTCGCACCTCGTACAACGGCAACATTCGCAGCAGGTACGCGGGTATTGGTTACAGGTATGACGCGGAGTTGGACGAGTTCATCGCACCGGAGCCACCGGCTGAGGAAGAAACCCCGGCAACGTGAACCCGGCAGAACTCATCGGCATCGTCGTCGCCTGCATCGCTATCTTGACGGCGATCCTTGGCGGCATGTTGTGGTTGATTCGTGCGCAGGTGGCTATGCAGAAACAGTTTCAACCTAATGGTGGTCAGAGTGTGCGCGATTCTTTGACCCGTATTGAGACTGACGTGCGTGAGATTCGCGGCAAAGTTGATGACCATATCGAATGGCATATGAATCAGAAATAGTGAAGGGATCCTGTCATGTGGACTGTTGAGTTTTGGAAGTCTGCGGGTGAGCGTGCGCTGCGTACGTTCGCGCAGGTTTTGTTGTCAATGATCGTTGTTGGGGAGACGGGTTTCCTTGATGTGGATTGGGTGCAAGCTGGTTCGGTTGCGGGTCTTGCTGCGTTCGCGTCTGTGTTGATGAGTGTTGTTGCTACGGGTATGGGGGATAAGGGTACTTCGTCGTTGGTGCGTGATCGTTGATGAGGGTTCGTCCTAAGCGGCTTGCGTTCAAGTTGCGGACGTATGGCGTTCCGGTGAAGTATGTGCCGGGTTGGGATTCGTCGCGCATTGATCCGTATAACGGCCGGTCGGATTTCGTTGGTGTGGTGTTGCATCACACGGCTGGTGTTGATTCGTTGCGGTATATCTGTTACTCGAATCCGTATGCGCCGGTGCGTGCTGCGCATTTCCTTGTGGAGCGTGACGGTACGGTGCGGGTGTGTTCGGGGGTTGGCGCGTATCACGCTGGTAGGGGTGGTCCGTGGCGGTTCCCGAAAAAGGGTGCGGATGTGATCGTGCCGAAGGATCAGGGGAATAGTCACCTGTATGGTATTGAAATTGAATCGTTGGGAACCTCCCGCAAGATAGATGGATCCCCTGAGGGTATGACGGTGGAGCAGGTTGTTTCTACTGCGCTCCTGTCGGCTGCGTTGTTGAACGTTATGCGTAGGGGTTGGCGGTCGTGGCCGGTGTCACGTGTGATCAGGCATCGTGATTGGACTACCCGCAAGATTGATGTGAAACAGGATCTTGATTGGTGGCACGCGGTCATTGGGATTGCTCGCCGGAATAAGGGTAAGCCGGTGCGTGCTGAGGCTTTGATCCGACAGTATGTGAGGGAACATCCTAAGGGTCGCGTGTGAGTCTTGCTGACCGGTTGGGGGATGCTGCGCCTGCGAAGCGTGGGGGTCGTTGCCGTGTGGCGGTGATCCTTGACGCGTTGGGGGAGTCGGATCGTGTGGCGTTGTTTGATGCGTTGTGGGTTCCGAAGGATCATCCGTCGCGGTTGTCTGCTCAGGCGATTGCTGATGCTCTCGCGTCTGAGGGTTTCCCGGTTCATCCTAAGACTGTTCAGATTCACCGCAAAGGTGGTTGTTCTTGTGAGCCTGTCGGATAAGTTAGCACCGCGTCAACCGAAGATCCTTACGATGGATCTGGAAACGGCTCCGGCTATTGTCATGGCTTGGGGTTTGTGGGATCAGAACATTGCTACGTCGCAGATTGTTGAGCCGTCGCGGGTGTTGTGTTTCGCTGCGAAGTGGTATCACCAGAAGCGGGTTTTGTTCGGGTCTGAATATCATCACGGGAAAGAGCAGTTCCTCGCGCACGCGTGGGAGTTGTTCGATGAGGCTGATGCGGTGGTGACGTATAACGGCATCAAGTTTGACATTCCGCATTTGCAGCGTGAGTGGGTTCTGCTTGGTTGGGGTCCGCCTTCGCCGTGGGTGGATGTGGATTTGTTGCGGGTGTTTCGTTCGCGGTTCAAGTTCATGAGTAACAAACTTGGTTACGTGACTGATCAACTTGGGTTGGATACGAAACTTGAGACGGGTGGTCAGTCTCTGTGGACCCGCGTTCTTGCTGGTGATCGTGCTGCGTGGGATGAGTTCAAGCGGTATAACAAGCAGGATGTGGTTATCACTGAGCAGTTGATGGTTCAGGTGTTGCCGTGGATCAAGGGTCCGCATTTTGGTTTGTTGTCGGGGGATCCGTCGCGGTGTTATGCGTGTGGTTCGCCTGAGTTGGTTCCGGCTGGTTCGGTGTTCACTAAGACGGCGAAGTATCCGAAACTTGTGTGTGTGTGTGGTGCGTGGAATAAGGTGTTGCGGTCGGGTGAGACTCGACCGGCGTAGTCCCCGGCGTTGGCCGGGGGTCTTTTTCTATTTGGGAGGTTCCCGTGATTGACCCGTCTTTACTAGCGGACGCTACCGCAGCGGTCATGGGGGACCGGCAGGACTCGTATGGGAACCCTGAGGACAACCTAGGACGGATAGCACAACTGTGGGGTGCGTGGATAGGTCGTGACTTATCGGCGCATGATGTGGCGGTGATGATGGCTCTGGTGAAGATCAGCCGCGCCAGCCACACGCACCACCGTGATAACTACGTGGACGGTATCGGGTATCTGGCATTGGCGGAGAGGCTTGGTCGTCCGTGGATGTGAAGGTGTCTGTGGGTTCTGTGGTGGTTCGCCTGCGGGATGTGGAGTATTCGCCGCGTCAGGTGTTGGCGTTGTTGCGTCAGGCTGCGTCGATTGCGGTTGCTATCAATGCGAGTGAGCCGGAAGCGGAGCGTCCGGTGTTCGGGTTTGCGGCTCAGGTTGAGTTGGATCCGGAACGTAATGTGGAGCCGGATTTGTCGGAGTGGTTTGAGGAGTCTCCGTAGTGTAGGGTGCGGGTGCGGTTTCCTCCCGCATGAGAACCCCTGGTGTTTTGCCTCCCCCGGTCCGCCGGGGGTTCTCTTTTTTTGTGACATAACTGTGACATAGATGTCCGTTTTGTCCATTGACAGCCGTATGACAGACCCTTAGATTTACCACATGCGGAACAAGCCGCTACCGACCGGGGAGGTCACAATGTTCACCACCACCACTACCCGCAATGTCAAGATGCTTGCATTTACGCTGCCTAAGGGTTCTTCTGTTGATGTGTATGAACTTTGGACGGAGTTCGGTTTCACGACCGCAACTGCCTACGCCAAGCACGACGGTACGTCGTGGTGCATCGCGGTCCCGGTTGATGCGTTGCCTACTGAGGTTTGGTCGCAAGACTTACCACACAAGCACTACCGCTAGACGAGATTCCCCCGGCTTCGGTCGGGGGTTTCTTTTGTCCCTCGCGTGTCATACTTGCGTGTTGTCTGACACCGGGTGTACCGTCGTCGCATAACTGAATAGACCTGTGCCAAGAGGTCGGGGAGTTGCACCTGCCTGCGCTCCCCGACCGGGACACAACTAGGGAGGAAACCAAATGTTGGAACTGTTGATTGGGACCGGGTGGACGTTCGCTGCCGGGTTCCTTGGCTATTCGATTGCGTCGGCTCGCTACAAGAGCCGTATGCAGGACATTGAAAACAATCTCTACTACCTGAAGCGTTACGTGGATGACAGCCGGAAGCGGCTTGATCGTAGGCGTGCAGAGATCCACGAAAGGTATAACAATGCTTGAGTCTTTGGCGTTCGTTGCTATGGCCGCTAGTGGTCCGCAGGACATTCCGGATTCGCAGTACCGGGGTTACCACTATGAAGAGAAGTGGGAACCGGTCAGGAAATGTTTGATCTGGAGAGAGTCGCGGGGAAGGATTCGCGCTGACGGATCCGGCGGCTCCGGCCTGTATCAGTTCATTCAATCTACGTGGGATGCGTACGCGGATCGCGCCGGGTATCCGGAGTGGAAAGGTGTCCGTCCGTATAAAGCACCGCGTTATGTGCAGGATGAAATGTTCTGGTTGGTGATCAACCCTAAGCCGAAGTTGAAGGGGTTGCACGGGAAAATGCATTGGTCCGTTACTCACGCGAACGTGAAGATCAGGGGATGTTTTGATGAATAAGGAACAGGCAGCAAAACTACGGGAGCCGTTCGACGCTAAGCATATTGCGACGTTGAAGATCAGCGGCGGCGAGTTGCAGTACGTCGGTCACGCGGAGGTCACTGACCGGTTGCTTGAGGTTGATCCGGAGTGGTCGTGGGAACCGGTCGCGTTCGATGATGAGGGATTGCCGCGCTTCGATGAGCACGGCGGGTTGTGGATCCGGCTGACGGTATGCGGGGTGACGCGTTACGGTTATGGCGAGCCGCAGGGTCGGAAGGTGCATGACCGGCAGAAGGGTGCGATCAGTAATGCTATCCGTGTTGCGGCTATGCGGTTTGGTGTGGCGTTGGATTTGTGGCACAAGGACATTCCGGATGCGGAAGTTCCGGTGGTTGAGGAACCGAAGCCGGTTGCGTCGGAGAAAGATATATTCAAGTGGCGTGCGGAGATTCTGGCGGCTGAATCTATTGACGATCTGATGCATGTTGGTAAGAACGTTGGCGCGTACGCGATGAGCGACAACACACGTGCGGAATTGCTGACGGCATGGACGGCACGGAAGGAGGCGTTGTCGTGATCTGTATGTGGTCGGGGTGCACGGAACACCCGTCGGAGTATTGGTGGATCAAGACCGGTGAAGGCATGGTGGAGCGCGTGTTCTGTTACGCGCACGCGGTTGATGCTCGCGGTAACGATATGGCTGCATTCGCTGACCGGTACGTGCCGGGTAGTGATGAGGGGGAGGCGTGAACAGTCCGGAGAATGTGCCACGGATTACGGATGTGAGGTTCGCGGGATGGGACAAGTTCGAACCGACGACGCGTCAGTTGATTGCGTTGCGTGGTTTGCTGCGTTCGGAGGGTGTCGATCCGGCGGAGTTGTATGGCGCGGGGTTTACGTCTTTGGAGGATCTTTCGCGGTGGGGTGCGTCGTGGGGTATTGGCTTTCTGGAAGCCGCGCAGGAGGCGCGGTGGACGGAGGCTGAGCGTAGGCGCGTGGAGGAGTTCAATGCGGAGCGTCTTGAACAGGATATGAAGTCTGCTATTGCGCAGATGTTGCGGGGGAATATGCGTCATGCGCGTGGCTGATTGGGAGCGTATGTCGTGGCACGCTCGCCAGAAGTGGTTGAAGCGGAATCGTCCCGTACAAGATGTGCCGGCAGTCGTGGAGGATCCTGTGCCGGATACCGTACCAATGAAGCGCGTGGTGCGGCGTGGCGTGGATGTGAATCGGTGTGGGTTGTGTGGAGCGTGGATGTTCCACGAATGCGCTACGGATCATGGGAGGCGTTATGAACCCTGAACAGTTGCGGGTCATTCAACGGTTGGGTGAGGTGTCGCGGTTGCTGGATGCGGCGACGGATGAACTTGCGCAGTTGGATGAAGATGCCGTGGTAGCGAAGCAGCATTTCGAGGTGGAGTATGCGCGTGCGTTCCTGCTCGCGGAGGGTGCGGTGGATGTGCGTAAGCACACGGCGACGGTGCAGACGGCTGATGCGCGGCTGACGTATGAGTTGTGTTACGCGAAGCATCGTGCCTGTAAGGAACGCATGAACACGTTGCGTAATCAGTTGTCAACGGGTCAGACGGTGTCGGCTGCGTTGCGGCATCAGTTCGCGGCTGAGGGGACAGGTCAGTTCACATGAAGCATGTTGTGATGTTTTCCGGTGGGATTGGTTCTTGGTCTGCGGCGAAGCGCGTCGCGGCAGAACATGGCACAGATGATCTGGTGTTGTTGTTCACTGATGTTCGGGGTTCAACGGATGATGAACATATAGGTGAAGATCCAGATACGTACAGATTCGTGAGGGACGCTGCTAAGAATGTCGGTGGTGAACTTGTCTGGTTGCAGGAGGGTCGTGATATATGGGAAGTGTTCAAAGATTCACGGTTCTTGGGTAATAGTCGTCTTGCGCCATGCAGCCATAACTTGAAGCAGAAGCCTGCGAAGCAATGGATCGTTGATAACACGGATCCGGAAGATTCTATTATTTACGTGGGTATTGATTGGAGCGAATCGCATCGGCTTCCGGCGATTGAACGAAACTATAAGCCGTGGGTGGCTAAGGCTCCGTTGACTGAACCGCCGTATCTTGAGAAGCAACAGATGATTGATGACGCGGTGGCGCAGGGTCTTGAGCCGCCTAGGTTGTATTCGTTTGGGTTCAGTCACAATAACTGTGGTGGTGGTTGTGTGCGTGCTGGTCAGGCTCAGTTCAAGCATTTGCTTGATGTTATGCCGGAGCGGTTCGCGGTGTGGGAGCGTAAGGAACAGGAAGTTGCGGATTATCTTGGCCGTCCTGTTTCGATTTTGTCTGAGGTGGTGAACGGTGAGAAGCGTGCTTTGCCGTTGCATGTGTTGCGTGAGCGTGCGGAGTCGCAACCAGCGTTGATTGATTGGATGGATGTTGGCGGCTGCGGATGTTTTGTTGATTTTGAGGATGAGGCGTGAGGTATCGGAGCCGGAAGATGGAGGCGAAGTATCGGCAGCGTCGGTCGTTGGTGGCGCAGATGCTTGATGAGAAACCGGTGTGTGAGCGTTGCGATGCTGCGCGTTCGACGGACATTCACGAAGTGGTGTCGCGTGCGCGTGGTGGTTCTATTTTGGATCCGGAGAATTTGGTTGCATTGTGTCGTCAGTGTCATTCGTTTATTACACAGAACCCTCTTGTGGCTGAGGCTGAGGGTTGGAGCAAGCACAGTTGGGAACGTGATGAGTAGTCGCAAACAACGTGGGTACGACAGTCAGAGGATCGTTGCTAACTACCTGCGGGAGAACGGTTGGCCGTTCGCGGAACCTGTCGGTGCGGGTCGGTCCGGCTCAGATGTGACCGGCATTGTTGGTGTTGATGTTGAGGTGAAGGCTCGCCGGAATCTTGACCTGACCGGGACACTCCGTCAACTTGCGGACCGTGCGTCTGACGGTGTGCTACCTTTGGCGGTCATACGACCGGACGGATATGGACCGTCGAAGATCGGGGAATGGCCGTGCGTGGTTCCCCTGTCTGTGATGGTGGACCTATTGAGGGAGGCTGGTTACCAATGACTCATCAGCCGTGGATGGAACGCGGTAGGTGTCGTGAGGTGGATCCTGAGTTGTTCTATCCGGAACACAAGGGAGCGAATGCGACGCACGCGGCGTACCGGAAGGCGGTGCAAGTGTGCAGCAATTGCGAGGTGCGTAGCGAATGCTACGAGTTCGCGTGGAATAACAATGAGCAGTTCGGGATATGGGGTGGCCATTATGCCGTCAATATCCGCAGAGCGAAGCGACGGAAGGAAAGAGAACAATGAGTGCAGGTATCACGTTGACGGGTCGCGTTGTCGCGGATCCGGAACTTAGGTTCGGTGCTAACGGTAACGCGGTGTTGAATCTGCGTGTTGTCACTGCGGGTCGTCGTAAGACGGACGATGGTTGGGTGGATGTTGACACGACGTTTTGGTCTGTGTCGGCGTTCCGTCAGTTGGCTGAGAATGCGGCTGAGTCCTTGTCGAAGGGTGACCTTGTGATTGTGACGGGTAAAGCGAAGTCCCGTGATTGGGAGGATAAGGAAGGTAATAAGCGTACTTCGTGGGAGGTTGCGGCGGATCATATTGGTGTTGATCTGGTGCGGACTACAACGAAAACTAGTCAGGTTGCTAGGTCGTCCACGGCTGATGATGCGTGGGTGTCTGACGCGGCTCCGTTCTAAGGGAGGAAATTGAAATGAGTAAATCAGTCATGTTGTCGTTTCGCGTGTCGGAGCAGGATGAATCGATGATTCGTCAGGCTGCTGAGCAGGCGGGAATGTCGGTGTCGGATTGGATTCGTGCGCGGATTGTGGGGGTGGTCTGATGCCGTTGCAGATTGTGAACCGGGAGTTGTATGCGGACCGGACGGTTCAGGATTGGCATAGACGGGTGATGCCGCCGGACGCTGACGCGATTGATCTGGATTTGTTTGGGGTGTGTCGTCGCTCGTATTGCCGTGACCCGTTGTATTTCATTGAGGCTACGACAAATCCGAATAAGCCTGCGACAATTCTGCGACGTTTAGCGAATAAGGCGGGTG